GTGCAATTGCAGATGCACGGGGCGTTCGCACGTGCATTCCGGTCGGTGAGCCGCTATCATCCAAGCAAGGCAGGGGTGCTGGCGGGAAGGAACCGTGCCGGCGTCCCTTGATCTGGCCGCACCCAAACTCGGCTCGGGCACCCGGTTCCGCAAACTCTCCGCCACCCTCGCCGCACGGGGAGCGCACGACCCCGACGCGCTGGCAGCCTTCATCGGGCGCAAGAAGTTCGGGGCTGCCCGGTTCGGGAAGCTGTCCCACGGCCACGCCAACCCGGACCTGGGCATTTACCTGGCCGAGACCGCGACGGACGAGCAGGGCCATACGCTCCGGTGCCCCGAGTGCGGCCACGTAGCCCCCGCCGGCGACTTCGGCGCGTCCGGCGCCAGCCTCCAGGCCCACCCCGGCGACCTGCGCACCCCGGCTCCCGGTACCGGATCGGTCCGCAGGGGCGCCGCGGTGACCGTCAGCAGCGGCAGCGCCGCCCACGCCCTGGCAAACGGGACCCGCACGGCCCTGGAACTGGCCGCCGGCACCCTGGCCGCCCGCCGCCACCCCATCCAGGGCCCCGCGGACGTGCTGGTGGCCCGCGCCCAGGACGGCACGGCGGTACTGCGGCACCGGCACGGCGGCGCGGAGATCGCCCACCTGCGCAAGACCGGCGACGGCCGGTGGGTCGCCACCGTCAACGGCCGGGACCTGGCCCCCCGCGACCACCAGCGGACCGCCCTGATGGAAGCCGTCGGCACGTGGAACGGGGCCGTCACCGCCGCGGTGCACCGCCAGGAAGCACCCCTGCAGCCGCCGCCGCAGCAGACCGAGCTGATGGCCGAGTACGGCATCCCCGCCATCCGCGCCCTCGCCACCCCCGCCACCGGGGCAGGGGCCGGGCCGCGGATCACCATGGCCGCCGGGACCGGGGACGGCACCGACGGGGACGGGCTCACCCCGCGCGGGCAGGCGATCAAGAAGAAGCTGATGGCCAAGGGATTCCCGGAGGCGCGGGCCGTCACGTTCGCGAAGATGGCGCAGAAGACCAAGCCGGGGCAGTTCGGCAAGGTAGCGGCCTGATGGCCCAGGCAGGACAGCCCCAGGCGCATGGTGCCACATGGTGCCGTGTGGTGAGGTGTGGCCTGGGCCGGGATGGCGGGGCGAGGCGAGGCGGGGGTAGGCAAGGAGGGGCCGGGAACGGGCTGGGCAGGATTGGCACGTCCAGGCACATCCTACCAGGCCAGGGGCGGGTGGCTGCATCGTGACCGCCGCCGTCCTGACCCCTTTCTCTGCCTCTGAGGCGGTTGAGCTAGCCGCGCAGACGTGGCGGAAGAAGCTCCTGCCCATCGGCGAGGTGGACTATCGCGGCAGGACACTCCGGTTCACCAGGGACTACCTGGCCGGCCTGGTCAACGCGTTCCGCAGCAGCGCCTATGACCAGGTGGCCTTCCAGCTGGCCGATAGCCAGAACACGCACACGAATGACCCGGACAGGTTCCGCGGCGAGGTCGCCGACATGGAACTCGGCGATGACGGCCTGTACGTCACCGTGCGCACCACCGAGGCGGGCGGCAAGGTGCTTGAGCAGAACCCGAAGCTGGGCGTCTCCGCCCGCATCGTGGAGGACTACGCCCGCAGCGACGGCCGGCACTTCCCCGCCGCGATCCAGCACGTCCTGGGCACCCTGGACCCGCGTATCCCCGGCCTGGGCGCGTGGCAGGCCATCGAGGCGGCCTCCCCCGTCCCGGACACGGTGATCGACCTGTCCGCCGCGACGTTCGCCGGCGAGACCGCCCCCGCACCTTCCCAGCCCGACCCGGCCGCTGCGGCGGAACCCGAAGGGACAGACGGCATGCCCGACCTTGACGCCCTCACCGACGAGCAGAAGGCCCGGCTCATGCAGCTGCTTGCCCTGCCCGACGACCAGCTCGACGCGCTCGCCGCGGGCGGCGTGGTGCTGACCGCGGAGGAACTGGACGCCCTCACCGCCCCCGGCGACGGGGACGAGGGCACGGACGGCGTGACCGGCGACGAGGACGAGCTGGCCGCGGAGATCGCCGCGATGACCGACGAGGAACTCGCCGCGATCGAGGCCGAGTTCGAGGCCGCGGTGCCCGGCTTCACGCCGGGCTACATGCCGGAAGGGGAGCCCGTGAGCGCGGGACTGAGCGCTGAGGCGCAGTTCGCCATCGACCTCGCGACCGCGAGGGCCGAGGAGACGCAGCGGGAGATGGCCGTCATCTCCGCCCGGCTGCGGGAGCAGGACTACCAGGCCGAGAAGCGCAAGCTCGCCGACCTCGGGGTGCCGCCCTTCATTACCGAGCTGGCGAGGCCGCTCCTCGAAGGGAGCGGCCGGACGGTGGAACTGGCGAACGGGAAGACCGCCGACGGCGGGCAGATCATGCGCCGGGTCCTGACCGAGTACGCCCAGCAGGTGAAGCTCCTGGACCTGTCCGGCGAGGAAGGCTCCCCGTTCGACGAGCCGGAAGACGCGGGCCGGGAGCAGCGGGACGCGTCCCGCGAGGACATCGTGGCCCGCTACAAGGCCATGACGGGACTCAAGTAGATGGCCCGCCGCCGGACCGGCGGAGCCGCCGGGCGCAGACCACATTGCAACCATGAGGGGACGGTGGCCGCATGACCGCGGTTCTCCCGCACTACAGGTTCGGGCCGTCGAACTACCAGGCGTCCACCCTGATCTACGGCGGCCAGTTCGTGGAGTGCACCACGCACACCGCCGGCACCACCGACCTGACGGTGAAGCTGGCGGTGTCCGCCAGCGTCAACTGCCTCGGCGTGGCCGGCACCGACGCGAACGTGATCGCCACCCAGACCGGCGCCGCGAACGCCTACGGGCAGCCGCTGATCGACATCTCCGTCCTGGGCGACTACGTGCCCGTCTACTACGGCAACGTCGACATCTGGTGCTGGTACATGGGCGCGGTGCTCTGCGGCGGGAAGATCATCATCGGNGCCACCGCCGGGTTCTGCACCGCGGCCGGCGCGGGCCCCGCAGCCGACCAGGTGGTCGGCATCTGCACCCATCCGGGCGGCGTCTCGGCCGCCATGCTCACCCAGCAGGTCGGCGGCCAGGGCACGGCCGCCTACTTCCTGGGCCGGGCCAGGCTCGCGTAGAGGGGACTGAACAATGCCTACTGGCGCGAGGGGTTACTCGGACGCACCGAGGATAACCGTCAACGAGCTGCTCAAGGACCCCCTGGTCATCCCGGCCCTCATCCTGGACATCACCCAGAACGAGTTCATCATGGACTCCGTGCTGCGGATGGGCGGCGCGGCCCCGTCCGGCGCGGTCCGGTACAGCGAGTCGACCCCGCTGTACGCCGACGACTTCCCGGAGATCCGGCCCGAGTTCGGCGAGGTCCCGGTCGTCCCGACGTCCATCGGCGTGCCNCGCGTGGTGTTCTCCCACGAGCGGGCCATGGCNATCATGGTNTCGGACGAGATGCGGCGNCGGCAGTCCATTGACCCGGTGACCCGGCAATTGCTGCAGGTCAAGAACACGATGGTCTACTCGTGGAACACCGCGTTCTACTCCGCCGTCGTGGCCAACGCGAGCATCCAGACGCTGGCCGTGGCGAACCCGTGGGCGTCGGCGTCGGCGACGATCCGGGCCGACATCGCGCAGGCGGTGTACCTGGTCGAGAACGCCAACATCGTGTCCCCCTCCGGCGTCACGCAGTGGCTCGGGTTCGAGGCGGACACGCTGATCATCAACCACGGCACCAAGAACACGCTGCTCCAGTCGAGCACCTTCGCCGCCCCGTACATCGGCGACATCGCGTCCGAGAACCTGCTGTACACGGGGACGCTGCCGCAGAAGATCTTCAACCTGGACGTGCTCATCAGCCGTCAGGTCCCGGCGGGCAACGCGATCATCATGCAGCGGCACCGGGCCGGGTTCTACGCCGACGAGCTGCCGTTCATGGCCGGGCCTTTGTACCGGATGGAGAGCAATAAAGTTTGGCGCAGTGACACACAGCGATCAAGTGCCGTAGGGCTCGACCAGCCGTTGGCTGTCGCGCTGCTCAGCGGCGTTTAACAAAAACATGAGCGAACACGGAGCGTGACTTGATGGCAGACACGGCCACCGCTGCGGAAGCCCGGCCGCTCACCGACGCTGAGCGGGAGAAGCTGCGCGAGTTGCTGGCCCGCGACAAGGGCACCCCGTCCGCCCGCGTTGGCGAGCCCTATGCGGCCCTGATCAACCTCAGCGTCCCCCGCCGGGGTGACAAGGACCGCATGACCGACCTGGTGTACGCAGGGGAGACCGTCTACCTCACCGAGGACGAGGCCCGCGCGTTCAACCGCAAGGGCGCCCGTGACGGCCGCCAGGTCGACGTGCTGCGGAAGCTGTCCGGCCCCGGCGGCAGCGGCGGGGAGCTGCCGCGCATCCCCCCGCGCGCCGTGTCCGGCCACCTGTTCCGCCCGTCAGTGCCGCCACCCGGATCCGATGCGCCGCGCCCCGACCCGGAGGGCTCCAGCGCGATCCAGGTGCTCGATGATGGCCGCGCGCCGGAGACCGGAGGCGCCATGCAGCCGGAGCCGTCGGAGATGGACGACAACCTGCGCTCCGCGCCGCTGCCGGACGCCGTTGACCTGCCGCCGTCCCGCGGCAGGCCGCAGCAGAACCGGGGCAGGTAGCCCATGCCGGACGCGGGCGCGGCGCTCCTGCCGGCGGAGGTCACGTCACTGACGTGCCCGCGCTGCTGGTTCCCCGCTGCCTCGTTCATCCCCATCGGCGCGCTGACGTTCCGCTGCACGCGGTGCGAGTGGCCCTTTGTCCTCGCCGCCCCGTCCCTGTCCGCCGCCCCGGCGTTCCCGCTCACCACCGTCGTGGTCACCAACCCGTATCCCACGGTCATCGCCGCCACGATCACCCTGAACGGCGCGACGATCACCGGGTTCTACGTCAACGGCGTCTCGGCCGGCACGACTGCCGGCGCGTACCTGATCCCGGCCGGCGGCACGTTCTCGGCCACGTACACGACCGCCTCGCCGACCTGGGCGTGGGCGCTGCCGGCGACCAGCGCGTCCGTGGTGGCGGGCGGGACGGCGCTGACCTTCGCGCCGACCGGGACCAGCGTGGCGTTCGCCCTGGGCCAGGTGCTGATCGTGGACCCGGCCGGGACCTCGGACGTGGTGACCGTCAACGGCACGCCCACGGCGACGTCGGTGCCGGTGAACTCGCTGAACTCGGCTCACAACTCCGCGGTCCTCGTCGCCGTCGCCGCGCTCACCCCGGCCTTCTCGGGGACCGGCCTGGAGAACGTCCCTAAGACCAGCTACTGACCGCAGGGAGGTGACCGCATGACGCTCGGGCGCTACGTCCTCACCGCTGATGTCACCGTCCCCGCGGGCGTGCCCAGCTACCCAGCTGCCGGGCCCGCCACCACGAGCATCGGTCCTCCGACGTCGGCCACTCCGGGAGCGGGAAGCACGGCCACCTCTCAGACGCTGGCCACCGGGACGTTCCTGCTGTCCTGGACCGCGATCCTCCAGACCGCCGCAGCGGCAGGGGACGCGAACAACTTCGGCCTGTACTCAGCCGCTGTCCTGCTGGCCACCTCCGTAAACGCGGGCACGGTCGGCTCCTACCCGCAGGCTGCGGTCACCTGCTACATCGGGACCTCGCCCACCACGGTGGCGGTCAAGAATATCGGCGCCGGCACCACGGGCTCGGTCTACAACGCGAGCCTGACCGTGACGCCCCTGACCGGCGGCGACAACAAGGGCGCGTTCGGCTGGACCGGGCCCGGCTCCCCCGCCGCATGGTCGCCGGGCGGGTTCCCCGTGACGTTCCAGGCCGGGACGCCGCTGTGGCTGGACTCCGCGGGGCCGCTGTACGCCACCCTCGGCACCGGGAACCTGCGCGCGTGGACCGACGGCACGGACAACGTGGGCCATTTCCACTGGGGCCTGAGCAACTGATGAGGGAGATGCCATGATCCAGCAGCCGCCAGTCCTCGCAACGAGCCCCGCCGGGCTGACCAACGCGACGGTGAACGCCACCGGGCAGACCGTCAACGTGTCGGTCGCGGCGAACGGCGCGACGATGGCCAACTACTGGCTGAACGCCGCGTCGGTNGCCACCTCCGCCGCGCAGTACATGGTCACCGTCCCGGCCGGCGGCACGATCGCCCTGCAGTACACCGTGGCCGTCCCGATCTGGTACTGGTCGGTGCTCACCCCGGCGCTGCC